ACAACAGACGGCACGTACACAGGTACTTCTGGCGTAGCCCCCGCTATGAACACTTTGTTTGGCCAAGGTAAGTTTGTTGGCACGGGTACTGAAATGGGTACAGGCACGACAGGCCCAATATTGGACTTTGGCGGTACGACAGCGTTTGGTACGACTAGTCCCTTGGCGGCAGCTAAAGCACAAATAGCCGAGCAGTCAGCCGCTAAGAAAGCCGCAGACAAAGCCAAACTTGATTTGTACAGCCAGTGGGGAGCGTTGAACCCCAAAGCCACAAACCTTGAACATGCCAACTTTGTAGACACAATTGGTCTTGACCCCGCCGTTGCCGCGCAACTTATTGGTATTAGCCCAGATCAAGCGCAGAATGCTTACGCCGATGCTAAGTACAACAAACAGACTGGCGACTCACAAGCCGCATACAACTACTTGATGGGCAAAGGCGCGTACCCAACTAAATCCAAAGTTGGTGAAATTGCCCGTCCTTACGCAGAAGCCACGCTTGGTTACCCAGCCAACACCAACAGGCAGTACATCTACGACCAAGCCACTGGCAAGTACAACCGTAACCCTGACTATGTAGCCGAGTATAAAGACTCATCAGGCGGCGTGAACTACCTCATGTCACCAACTGAAATTTTTAATTACTTCAAGAAGAATGCAAGTCAAGACGACGCAACAACGTACGCGTGGGCACTTGCAAACAACCTGACGCCAAAAGATATTGCTGATGCTACAGGTGTTCCACTTTCCCAAATAACACCAAAGTGGCGTGCTGCTGTGGCAAATAAAGTGGCAACTACAGTCAAAAATGCAGACGGTACGGTTAACCAAGAAGCCACTGACAAAGCAATTGCAGACAAGGCCGCCGCCGATAAAGCCGCCGCAGATATTGCGGCCAACAACGCTATTAAGGATAACTGGGATGAAGCCGCTTACTTAGCCGCAAATCCTGACGTTGCTGCCGAGTTGTCTACAGGTAGATCTGTGTCTGGGCAACCAGTCAAGTTTAAGACTGGGTACGAACACTTCACAATGTTTGGCCAAGCTGGTGGAAGGAAACCCACTGTTAAAGCTGGAACGACAGCCACTACGGGTTCCACAGCCACTACGGGTTCTACAGCCACTACGGATTCCACTCAGTTGACAAACCCAGCTTCACCACCAACATCTGATCCCGGTGAGCGCAATGAATGGGTGTGGGATTATGTCGGTAAAAAATGGATTGCCTCGGAAATTCAACGGGCTGCTGGCGGTGGCATCATGAAACTAGCCATGGGCGGTATGCCAATTGATGGCTATGCCGTAGGCGGTGGACTAAGTGCTTTGGGTAGCTACTCTGATGGTGGCCGACTGCTTCGAGGCCCCGGTGATGGTGTATCTGACAGCATCCCTGCAACGATTGGCCAAAAACAACAACCTGCACGCCTTGCCGATGGTGAGTTTGTAGTACCTGCTCGCATTGTGTCTGAACTGGGTAACGGCTCAACAGAGGCAGGCGCTAAGAAGCTCTACGCCATGATGGATCGTGTACAACGTGCACGCGGTAAAACCACAGGCAAAAACAAAGTAGCGGCTAATAGCCGTGCTGACAAACACCTTCCCGCGTAAGGACAGATCATGGCCGGCGAAACAACTCCAACCCAAACAAACTATACAAACGTATCAATCCCAGACTACGCTAAGTCGTATGTCACGGATATGCTGGGCCAAGCCGCAGCAGTTACCGACATTAACACCAATCCCTACATGCAGTACATGGGGGACAAAGTTGCGCAGTTCACACCTTTGCAGCAGCAAGCCTTTACGGGTGCGCAGAATATGAAGGTGTCGCCTCAGATTCAACAGGCTTCCGATTTGACGGGCTTGGCTTCACAAGCGGCCATGAACTACGGCACGTACAACCCCGCTACTTTTTCAGCATACGCAGCACAGAACCCCAACCTGAACTACTACCAAGCAGGTAATGTCGCTAGTGTTGGAGGCAGTAACATGTCTACGCCAACCATGGCGACTGCTAAGAGTGCATACGACCCTAAGATACAGCAGTATCAGATGGCTCCCTCACAGGGGATTACAACTGAGTCTTTTACACGTCCTAGTACGCAAGACCAGTACATGTCGCCCTACATGCGTAATGTGGTTGAGCGTCAGCAACAGGATGCCGCCCGTCAAGCAGCTATTGCAGGGCAAATGCAAGGTGCCCAAGCCGCACGTTCTGGTGCGTTTGGCGGTAGTGGTGACTACTTAATGCGTGGGCAGATGGCGGGTAACTTAGCCCGTCAAAAAGGCGACATCTTTGCACAAGGCCAACAAGCCGCATTTACCCAAGGTCAGCAACAGTTCAATCAAGAACAAGCCGCCAGAATGCAGGCAAACCTTGCCAATCAGCAAGCGGGGCTACAAGTAGGCAGTCAGAATCTGTCGGCGATGCTTGGCACCCAGCAACTGGCCACACAAACTGGACTGCAAACAGCGTTGGCTAATTTGAGCGCTGCTCAGCAAGCCAACGTGCAAAACCAAGCGGCACATCTGCAAACGCAAGGACTTAACGCACAACAAGCATTGCAGGCAGCGTTAGCCAACCAACAAGCCGAGATAGGTCTAGGCAGTCAGAACCTGCAAGCCAAGCTGGGTGTACAACAATTTGGTGCTGGTCAGGATTTACAAGCACAACTGGCTAATCAACAGCAGTTAATGCAGGCACAACAATTAGCCGAGCAGTCACGCCAATATGGTGCAGGTCTAGGACTTCAAGGTTTGCAAACAGCGCTGACAGGTGCAGGTCAGTTGGGTAACTTGGGCAATACATCTTACAACCAGCTAATGGGTATTAACCAACTGCAAGGTCAGTATGGCGGTATGCAGCAGCAACAAACGCAAAACATCCTGAATCAGCAGATGCAGGACTTCCAAAATTACCAAAACTACCCATACAAGCAGTTGGGCTTCATGTCCGACATGCTCCGTGGTTTGCCATTGACTCAGCAGTCAGGTACGATTTACCAGCAAGCACCTTCCGCGCTATCTCAAGTAGCTGGTTTAGGGTTGACGGGTGCGGCTTTGTTAAGAGCCAAAGGCGGTACGGTTGACAGCAACGAGCGTCCTGCAGGTCTGGCAGAATTAGCTATCCATAACATGGGCTGAAGAACATGGCACTACCAAACGCTGAAAAACTTACATCGCAGATGGCGATGTTGCCCGATGCTGCATTGAAGCAGATGGCCATGATGCATAAGAACGACCCGTACGTTCTACCCTTGATTATTTCCGAAGATGGCCGCCGTAAGCAGATGCGCCAAGCCGCGCAAGCTCAGATGGCAGGTATGCCCCAACCCAAGGTAGCCGATGCAGCCTTGGCACAGATGGGCCAGTTGCCAGAAGAACAAGGTATTGGCGCTTTACCTGCTCCTAACATGCAGCGCATGGCTGATGGCGGTATTGCTGGCTACGAAGACGACCAAGAAGGCATGGCCACGGGCGGTATGGGCGGCATGTTTAACTTTGCCCAGCAGAGTGAACCTGTAGTTCGTATGGCTGGCGGTGGTGTGCCCGGATACAAGAATGGCGTTGCGGTGCCTGCCGATTTAGATGCGTTCATTGACGAGCAAGCCAAACTTAACGGTATCCCCCCAGCTACGCTTCGCGCAGTTATTCAAGCGGAAAGCGGCGGAAAAGTTGACGCCCAGAGCAAGACATCGTCTGCCCAAGGTTTAATGCAGTTGATTAACCGCACCTTTACCAAAGGTGGTGGCGACCCCGCAAAGCGCAAAGACCCGTTTGAAAACATTCGCGTAGGTGCTAAAGTTTTGGGCGATGATGCTGCCGCTTTGCGTAAGCAATTAAACCGCGACGTGTCTCCTGAAGAACTGTACGCAACTCACGTACTTGGCCGCGGTACAGGTTCACGCTTGCTACAAGCCGACCCTAGCATGACGATGGCGCAAGCGCTTAAAGCGGCTGATCCAAAGAACGCAGACAATATCATCAAGAGCAACTCTAAGTTGTTTGGTAACGGCAACAAAACTGTTGGCGAAGTCATGCAGACGTTCTCTACTAAGATGGCTTCTGCTGTGCCAATCGGGACTGCACAAGCTGGCCAGCCCCCAAGCGCAAAACCCACAGACTTGGCTTCCCAAATCCCCGGACAGTCTGTACGAGCGCCAGCTTCTACTTACGACCAGCAGAACTCATACTTTGGTCAATTGGCTGACAAAATGGGCATACCCCTAGAGTACCAACGCAATATTGCCAACACAGCAAACGCCCTGAGTGGGTACACTTCCCCTATCAGTACGGCAAACCGCGCTGTTGGTCAGGCGTCTAAAGCACTGGAAGCTACTCCTGAGATGATTGCCAATGCTGAGAGAGCCAAACAAGTTGCTGAAACACAGCGTCTATTACCTCCGGCCAAGGCTGGACTAGAAGCGCTTGATGAGGCTTCTCAAGCAACTCGTGCTGCTGCGGAAGCAGCACGTCGTGCCCGTGGCGTAGAGCAAGATATACAAGCGGCCAAAGCCGCAGAGCAGTCTATTGATGCTGCAAACTTGACTTCAAAAATTGCCCGTACAACAGAAGAAGCCATAGCCGCTGGCCCTAATGCCCGTGCTTTGGATGCCGCCAAATTAGCTAACGCTTCTAAAGCACTGGCAGGTACACAACTGGCCGAAGAAAAAGTTAAAGATCTGTTTGGCGAAGCCGCTACATACGACCCTAACAAAATGGCGCCTGTCAGACCTGACGAGTTTGGTACTGCCGAAGCACCAGCAGAGGCACCACCCAAACCTTCTAATGTAATTGCCGCAGCCAAAGAAGCTGTACCTGCTAAAGAGCGTAAAGGTTTTGGCAACGACGACCTGTTGATGCTGGGTTTAAGTTTGTTGGCCAACAAGTCACCTAACTTCATGACTGCTTTGGGCGAAGCCGGTATTCAGACTTTGGGCGCTAAGAAAGAACGCGAGAAGGCTGAGACTGACCTTGAGTACAGAGACATCATGAAAAAGTACTACGGCTCTCTTGGCGCAAAAGCCGAAGCGGATGCCAGTTACATTGCATCTGGGGAAAAAGGACGCATGGCAGATCGTCAGAAAGCCGCAGCGCTTATTGAAAATGATTTGGCAGCTTTCAGAAAAACTATGGAAGGCAGTATGGCGCAACCCGGAGCCGAAGCCGCAAAACGCAGAGAACTTACAAACTATTATTTTGGCTTGTTTGGTATTGATGTTCCCGCTACAATGGCTGCTACGGCCGGGGTAGAAATACCTCAAGGTGTCAAGGTGACCCGCGGCTAACAATAAGTGAGGTGCGGGTATGCCGCTTTACCAAGTTGAAATCCCCGGTAGGGGTAAGTTCAAAGTCGATTCTCCGACCGAGCTAACAGACGAGCAGGTATACGCCGCCGTCCTTCAAGATATTGGTAACGCACCTCCCCCTAAAAAGGGGATGCTTGCAGCCCTTGGCAAAGGCGCAGAGTCCACGCTAAGTGGGCTTCGTACTGGCGTGGCTGGCGCTTTCGGTTCTCCCGAAGAAGCTGCTAGGGCCGGCATCCAGCGCGGCGAAGACATCTCTGGCAGATATGCTGACCAAGTCAGCATGGACAGAGTCAAAGAAGCCTTCAACAAAGACGGTGTTCTTTCTGCGGCCAAAGAAGTTGGTCGTCAAATCCCCTTGGCCATTGCTGAGCAAGCGCCTAACCTTGCTACGTCGTTTGGTGGCGCGCGTCTTGGTGCTATGGCTGGTACGGCTCTTGGCCCTGCGGGTACTGTGGCTGGCGGTATTGCAGGCGGCTTAGCAGGCGCGTTTCTCCCCTCCTTGATTCAGCAGTACGGCGGTAACATTGAGCGCCAAGCGCAAGAACAAATGGCTCGTGGCGAGCCCATTAAGATTGACACAGGTGCTGCCGGAACCGCAGCCGCCCCGCAAGCTGCCTTGGATGTAGCGCAAGCGTTTATTCCCTTTGGTGGCAAACTGGTCAGTAAGCTGACGGGCATCCCCGAGATGGCCTTCTTTGGGAGGTCTGCCGCACAAGCCACAAAGTTAGCCGATGAAAAGTTACTGGCAAGTCTTGCAAAAGGTACTGGCGTAGGCTTGTTGGCCGAAGTGCCAACAGAGATTGCCCAACAGATGCTTCAGCGTGCACAGGCAGGGTTATCCCTAACCTCCCCTGATGCGATGAAAGAGTATGGGGAAACCGCCTATCAGGTTGGTTTGCTTGGGCCTTTGGGTGCTGTCGGTCGTCTGTCTGCAAAAGGTGCAGCCCGAGACGAAGTTGCCGCTAGACAAGCCGCAGAACAAGAAGCTGCCGCACAAGCGGCTCCTACACCAGTACCCGCACCAGAGGCCGCACCGGAAGCTCCGGTTACTCCTGAAGTTGTGGCTACACCAGAGGTTGTGCCTGCACCAGAAGCTGTTGCCCCTGCTCCTGCCGTTGCTCCCGAAGTGGCTCCAGAGCCCGTAGCTGTGCCAGAGGTTGCGCCTACGCCAGCGGCTCCCGTGGGTATCAGAGAGACTGTTCGACCCGGCGCGGTCATGGGTTCTATGGACACAGGTGTGACTCCCGCTGCACCACCTGCGGCTCCCGTTGTGCCGCCACAAGCGCCGATGTCTGTGCAGCAATTGATGGATCAGTATGATACGTTGCAGTTAAAGCAAGATGCGCTCTACGACAAGATGAGTGCTTCCCCGCAAGCGTACAAAGAGAATGCTCCGTCATACAAAGAATCCCAAGCAGCGTTAGATGCTATTCGTCAAAAAATTGAGGACTTGGGCGGTACGACCGAGACACCTGAGCGCTTTGAGGCGCAGGCCAAAGCATCAATGGCAACAATCGATAAGAAGATCGAGTCCGCCAACAAAGCCTTTGCCACGGCAATGGACAAAGAAAACCGTGACTTGCCAGCCGCCGATAAAGCTATGGCACAGCTTGAGAAACTGACGGCTGAACGCGAAGTATTGTTAAAAAACCAAACTGAGAAACGTGCTGTACTGACAGAGAAGCAAACTAACCTTGAACAGCGTGGTCAGACTCGTGAGTTGTTTACCGAGAAAGAAGCGCCTATCCCTCCAACGGAGAAGCCTGAAGGCCCAGAGCAGCCCACCACCGTGCCCGGTATTGCTGAGAAGCCTGCTGAAGCGCTGGAGTTTAAACCCAAAGAAGTGCTGGCTGAGACGCCCCGCCCCGAAGGTTATGGCCTCACCCGTGTATCCGATGACAGGCCAATCAAGTTGGCCATGCAGAAAGACCCAGAGCAACTAGACATCTTTAGTCCTGAGAATATTCAGCGCACAGGTATGACTCCCGAAGAGCGTGTAGGTGCCGATCGCCGTATAGCAGAAGCCACAAACATGTCGGCTGGTCGTGTCTCCCAGTATGTCAGGGATGCTGAAAAGCAGCGTATGACCCGGGCACTAGATACGCGGTTAAATCTTGCCGGCACAGAAGCTACACGTACTGTAACGCCTGAACAGTACGACATCACAATGAACAACATCGACCGCCTGCATAATAAGGTGGTGCTCCCGATTGGTAACGCCAAGCAGTCTTGGTTGCAAGAGTTGTACGATGCCGCAGACGTACACAACACGCTTCTTGAGCAGGCAGAAACAAACAAAAGCTTTGGCCTTCAGCGCAAGATCAACGCAGCACTTAGCAAGTACAACAAAGTGCTGGCCAAGATTACGCCTGTGCGTGAGCAAATTGAGAAAATGTACAAGAGCATGTACGAAACCACGCCTGCGGCCAAGGCAAGCGTAGTGGCAACGGAAAAGAAAAAAGCAGCTGAAGAACAACTTGACACCATCAAGATCAGGGATGCAGAAGGCAAGACCGTTGGTGCTCAAGTAAGTCGCGCCGTTAAAAGAACCAAACGGATTGAGTCAGGCGATGTCCGCAAAGAAGCGGAAGACTCTGCCCAGATGCGTAAATTGGCAACGTCTCTTGGTATGCAAGAGCCTGAGTACGAGAAGCTTGGCAACAACATGGCCAAACGCGTGGCCGCGTTACGCGAAAAATACGGCAAAAACGATCCCGAAGTAACTGCATTCCAGTTGCAGATGAACGACACGTTGCAGGCCAAGGCGCTTGAGCTTGGAAGAAAAACCCCTGAGTACAAGGCCACGCTTGCAGAGCAGACAGATATTGTCAGAGAAGCGCTGTCTCAAAGCAAACAAGAAACGCCTTCCAAACGTACGGAGCAAGAGACTCGTAAAGTACGCCGCGCACCTACAGAAGACCGTACGGGTTCTGCCGAAAGCCGTGTAGCTACAGAGAAGAAATCCCTGCGTGAAGCGGGTTCACGCCTGACTAAAGCGCAGGTTGAGGAGCTTGTCAAGGCGGCGTACGACTCGGATACTGGCACAGCCTACCGCACCCGTGAGACAGAAGGCGGCACAATTGATGCTAAGCAAGCCGCTGACTTCATGGAAAAAGTGCAGAGTAAACTGCCTTCAAACGTAAAGCTGGTATATGCCGCTAACCCCGGTAAGATTCCTGTGGCGCTTCTTACGCGTATGTCAGAGGAGGGCGTCAACCCAACCGAAGCCATGGTGCAGGGCGCTGTGTTCAGCGACGGCACGGTCTTGGTGGTTGGTGACCAGCATGCTGACTTGAAAGACTTGGAAGCCACAGTATTTCACGAGTTGGTTGGTCACTACGGCATAGATACCATAATTGGTATCCCCCGCCTCCAAGCGTATGCCAACAAGACAGACCTACGCAAACTGGCTGAAGAAATTGGTGGTCAGAAACTTGTAGATGAAGTTATTAGAACTGCCCAGTTCAATGCAGCACAGGGCAAGAATGAAGAAGTCCAAAGACTTCAGGTCTTGCGTGAGATTATTGCGCACACTGAAGAGGCTCGTGTAACTGAGAGCTTCAGACAAAAGGCTGGCCGATGGCTCAAGGAGTTTGTTGGCATGATTCGCGCAGGCTTGCGTAGTCTGGGCTTTACTTCTTCCTCTGTACTATCAACATCTGACGTCTTCTATGCTTTGAAGCAGTCCCGCAAAGCGTTTGAGAACAAAACAATCGGCCCATACAGAGCCGCCGATGGCCAGATTGCCTTCCGTACCAAGAAAGAACCCACGCAGTATGGCGCTTCTTTCATTGCCAAGGAACCAACCCTTAAAGACCAGTTGCTAGGCAACATCATGGGTTTGGCAGGTCGTGTCCAATACATTGACAAAGACGCAGCCTTGTCTGAGGCTTTCAAACGTGGCGTAGCCGCCAACGCCATCACTTCTTTGGAAGCACAAAACGCAGAGTTCTATTTGCGGTTTGGCCAACAGCGTAGCCAGTATGCGGGTCAAGCACTGACCAACGGAAAGCTCGTCTTGCGCAAAGGCGAAGGCGGTGGCTACGTGTACGACAGCGTCAAGGGCGCTAACATGGTTGAAGTAGCAGAAGCCTTGCACAAGGGTAAGTTTGCCAACGACACAGAAGCCGAAGCTATTCTTACCGCATACGTGGCAGGTGAGCGTGCCAAGGTCAAGGGCTGGCAGAAGTTGAACTACGAGAACCCTGCTCTGGCTGAGAAGGAATACAACGATGTCATGCGCCTACTCAACAGCGACAAGACAAAGAAAGATGCCGTGCTGGAAGCCGCACGTATCTACAAAGAGTTCAACGCTGGCCAGATTGACTTCCTTGTGCAGACAGGCGCCATCACTCCAAAACTGGCCAACGAACTTAAGTCCGTACCGTACATCCCGTACTACCGCGTCAACAGCAACAGTGGCAATATTGAGTTGATGGTGGACAAAGAGACGCCTGTTCGTATTGGTAACGTCAAGACTGAGCCACAACTGAAAGAGTTGGTAGGTGGCAATAAGAACATTTTGCCAATCTTTACAAGCTCGGTACAGAACACGTTCATGCTGACTGACTTGGCACTACGCAACCAGATGATTAAAGAGTCTGCGTTTTTGCTTCGGAAGATGGGTATCGCATCAGCGCTTGGAGAAGGTTCTGGCCCTGCAAGCGACAGCACTGTGCGGTTCAAAGTTAACGGCAAAGATCATTTTGTCTTCATTGACAAAATTCAGTACGGTATCCCTGCGGAACTCATTATCAAGGGCATGGAAGGTATCAAGACCACGATGCCTGCCGCTATCAAAATGATGGGTATCCCTGCTGACATCTTGCGTAAGTTTGTGACACGTAACCCTTCCTACGCTATCCGTCAGGTTATCCGTGATCCTTTGAACGCATGGTTGACTACGGGTACAGACGCTACGCCAGTGCTCAGTTCTTTTAAAGAGTTGGCTACCATGGTGGCTGGACGCAGCGATGTTGAGAACAAACTGATGCGGTCAGGCGCTATTAGTACTAACGTATTCACAGGCGATCAGCGCGATGCAGCCAAGTTTCTCAAAGATATTAGCGCAGGTAAGTCTGGTTGGGACAAGTTGATTGCCAAGGCTGATGCGTTTGCCATGCAGGGCGATGCGGCTACCCGTGCTGTCATATACAAAGACTCCCTAGCCAAAGGGATGTCCGAGCAAGCAGCGCTTCTGCGTACGCTAGAGTCCATGAACTTTAGCCGCCGTGGTTTGTCGCCAAGTATGCAAGCGCTGTCGATCATCATCCCGTTCTTCAATGCGCAGATTCAGGGTCTGGATGTGTTGTACCGTGCATACACAGGTCAGATGCCATTTAGTGAACAGCTTAAGATCAAGCAAAAAATGATAGCTCGTGGCTTGATGCTTTCCGCAGGCACACTGGCTTACGCCGCCCTGATGTCTGATGATGAGGCGTACAAACGCGCCAAGCCTGAAGAACGCTACGGCAGTTGGTTCATGTATATCCCCGGCTTTGACGAGCCTGTACGCGTACCTATCCCGTTTGAATTGGGTTACTTGTTCAAAGCGTTGCCAGAAGCTTTGTGGGATATGGCATCCAACGACGAGAAGGCATCCAAGGCAGTGGGTGGTTGGCTTAAACTTGTAGCGCAGACCAATCCGTTCAGTTTGCCACAGGCCATCAAGCCTCTCACCGAAGTTTATCTTGGCCAGTCGTTCTTTGGCGGTGCTATCGAGTCACAGCGTGAGCAAAAGATGCTGGCGGGTGAGCGTGCGCGTGAGTCCACCACAGAGTTTGCCAAGCTGCTTGGTAGCTTTACAGGTAGCGAAACGATCAAGCAGATCACAGGCAAAGAAGGTTTATCCCCTATCGGTATCGACTACCTCATCCGTGGTTACACGGGCGGTCTTGGTTTAGGTATTGTGCAGTTGGCCAACCCGATACTGAACATGGAGATGAAAGAGGACGTTGCCAAGCCTACGCTCAAGGCAAGCAAGACGCCGTTCATCGGTGGTTTGTTCCAGCCCGTTGAAGGTAGGGGCACCCTTGATGAAGCGTATGACCGGATGCTTGATATTCAGCAGACCAAAGGCTCGTTCAATCGTCTCGTGGAGCAGGGCAAGACAGCCGAAGCCAGAGCGTTTGCTCAGGAACACGCAGAAGCCTTGGGAGCAGCATCGGTGTCTGGCTCAGTACAGCAAAAGCTTGGTGAGTTTTCCAAGTACCGCCGTCAGGTAGAAGCCGCACCAAGGATGACCACCGAGCAGAAAGACGAGTTGCTGGCGCGTATTGACAAAGCGCAGACGGATTACGCCCGTGCCTTCCTCAAGGCAGTCGATAGAACCACACGCCAGTAAAGCCGTCCCTGATCCCGATCTTGGCTCGGGCATCGAACAAACGGAAGCCGAGGGCCTTATTCAAGCCCTCGGTTCTAATAGCCGCAGTGTCGATGCAGGGGACAAAGAACCCCTGCCCCCGTTCAAGCCGCGGCCACGGATACTGGATTGATAACTTCTTCATCCAAACTAGAAATTTCTCTCGAAATTTTCATGGTGGACACCCGCATGGGTGGGCCACTGGTTCTTGCCATCAGGTCTTTCTTAGGCATGTAGGACACTACAAATTGTTTCTCAAGCTGGCGCTTAAAATCAGCGTAGCCAAAGCTCATATTGGAGCAGAAGGTTTTTAGCAAGCGTTCCTCAATAAAGAAGTCAACATGGTTGGCTGTTACGCCGTGCTCCACGCGCCCCATAACTACCGATCGGGTAGTAGAAGAGTCGATCAAAGCGATATCCCCAAGCAGAGCACTAGCGCCTGACCTAACGTTGAAACGTACCACCACAAACTTGCCGTAGTTCTCTTGGATGAATCCGTTGAGCACATCTTCTGCGTTGCGCTTGCTTGTCCTGACTGTACCGCGTGCTACGTTGACACGGCCTTTCAAGAATTCTTTAATCTCATTAAGCGGAAAGTCAACAATGTTCAGATACTTATTGCCGAGTATTGCCCCTGCCGTCATGATCGTGCCCACACCCGCCATCCAGAATCGCTCGTCGTTGGTAGCGTTGAAATCCTTGTAGCAGTTACGCACGACATCAGGCACAAGGGTCTTGAGCATCGGTACATTCTTGGCCAAGAACTCAGCTAACTCGTGGCCAACTACACCATAGTTCTCTTGCAAGGACTTGATGACTTCAATCTCATGGGGCTCCCATGCCAGTTCTTCGTCCATGACAAACTCCAGAACACGTCGCATCTCGCCTTCCGATGAGTGCTTGCGTGAGCCTGTTAGGTAGTCCACAACGTGGGTATTGGAGGACATGATGGCCACTGTCTGCCAGATAGAAAGATTCAAGCGTTCCTTGTTAGCGCCAGACTCCATACGCTCCTTGCCGCGACCCTCGGTCATGTCCAGTAGGAACTCGGGGAACCACTCAGCATCCTTGCGGTTCTTGGCGGTGATCTCATCGGTCACCAAGGGCAGACTTTGCAGCAGACCAAGGCGTTGCTGCATGGCCACCGGAGAAGTGCTCTTGCCTGTGCGGTAGTGCGTTGGGTGACCCCAAATAGAAGCCGCCCCTTCCAGTGCCAGTGATTTACCCGTACCGGACTCGGTTGAGCCGCAGTGGTACGTCATGCCGTAGATACCTGTGAAGCGCATAAACGGAGCGCTTGCCCCTGCCAGAACAACAGACAGATGGCCGTATAGCCTCTTTGCTATAAGCATCTTGATGAACGTAACCCAGTTCTCAATCGAGCCCTTGGGTTTGGTGTTGGCCACGATGTTCTCAAGGCCGGGCATCGGCACTTCCACAGGAGCAGATGTGGCGCTGTATATCTTACCTGCGTACACAAACATGCCGTTCTCTTGCCAGCCGTAGTTAGCTGGTACTTTGACGGGTGATTTATCGTTGCTCATTTTTTCCACGCTCGCACGTACGTAATCAAACAAATTCTTGTCGTTGCCTCGACCAAACGATGCCACGATATTCTGGTTGGCCAGTGCCTTGACCGTTTCGTCTTGGCTCACGACCGCCTTCTGTGCCATTGTGATGTTCTGCACACCCTCGCGCCTGATGGCCATGAGGTGTACTGTGTGCTCTCCGTTGTGGCTCAAGATGTCCACAGGAAAAAGATCGTAGGGGATAATCAAAACACTGCGCATGACCTTGTTGCCCTGCGCATCTTCGTCTTCCTTCTGAATAAAAATGCCACCACGCTCACCATAAGCGTAGCCACGGGGTGCTTCAGGGCGAAGCACTTTCTTAACTTCCTCGTCCATTGCAACGCGGGGCAACTCCACCACGCTTTCCACAGTTGTTACAGCCATCTCACGCCCGAAGATCAGCGGGTTTGTAATCTTCCCCCAGTGGGGGCAGCTTGGGCAGACTCCGGGGTTTTCCGAGTCCATCTTAGTGCAGGGATAGGGGCCTTTGATCTCAGCCAGCTTAGTGCGCATGCGGTCTTCGCTGTACGGGTGCATGTCACTGATCCACTTCGATGCACCTTCGCCATCCACACAGACCTTTGTCCACGACAAGATTCCGCGCCACAAGGGTTCCATCCCGTCTTCTTCGGCATGTTCTACGTAGTGTGCAATCTGGCCACAGCCTGTGCCTGCACGGGTCTTGACCACGATATTCTTGAAGCGGGTGACGCTGTTCTCAAACAGTTTGACTTGGGATGCGCTTGGTGTGGCTGGCCTAGTACCGGGTAGATCAACCACATTGCTGGGTTGCTTGGCTTGGACTTCGTACTGCGTACCGATCAGGTTCTTCTCAACCACAGCGCGGATGTCGGCCAACTCAAACACAGAGCCCTCGCTCATGAAGCGCACGTTGGTTTGCTCCCGAACCTTCTTCTTGTTCTTGATGCCGGTATTGATCGTGGCAGGGATACGCAGAACGCGGGATGCGTCTGATGTCACTGTTGGGTCAATGTCCAGTTTGTTCTGATAGCACATGCGCTTAAACGCTTCGGCCACAGGCTTCCACTCGTTGACATCCACGGCTTCGGTCAGCGGCCAGTATGCGTGCACACCGCCGCCAGATGCCACCATCCAAGGGTCGCCCATAGCAGACAATCCCGTAGTCTCAGCAAAATCCATGATGGCCTGCGCCGCCAACTTTGCACTAGCGTATGCCTTGGGTTTGATTAGTCCCGTTTTGGGATCAGGTAAGTCCTTTGGATGGTTACAGTCCACGTCGATGGCAAAGGTCTTAACCATGTGCACGTTGTCCGCAGTCCGGTTGTTGTCGTCCCCAAATGTACCTAACCCAAAATAAATGTCTTCACCCGATTGCTTCCATCTGTCGATGAAAGGCTGTGCTTCCTCCAGTGTGTAAACATAGGCATGTTCTTTTTTTCTTGAAAGTTCCACCACGCAATAGCGCCCATTTCCGGGCGGTGGCAAAACAGCCGCTACAAACTCAAGCGGTTCCATATTTGTCCGCCTTAATCAGAAAAGGTTTTGTTGGTTTGGATCGATGAACGGGTGTTCGTCTGTTGGGGAAAGTGCTACAAAGCGGCGCAGTAATTCTTTCTGCCACTCTTTGGGCATACCAAACGAGTCATCCACCGCATCAGCGCAGTAGTTGATGAGTTCCCTATTGGTCAGGGTTCTAGGTTGTATTCCTTGCATATTTTTCTCCATGCTTGTTGTGCGTCCGTTGAGGACTTCATTATTTCTAAAAGGAGTTCAACGCGGTTTTGATACGCGACAAAAACATCCTTACCTTCAAACCAGTTGTATACAGTTTGGCGTGTGACCCCGAGCGCATAAGCAATCTTCGTCACAGGAAAATCTAGGTAGATCGCCCAACGCCCAAGCTGATTGCCGGGCGTTTTCTTTGCAGCCATAACTGCGTCAATTACTTTTTGTGAATAGGCCATAGTGGTTTTGTTAAGGCGCTAGGACACGCAGAACGGGAAACGCAGTCGTGTGCTTGTGTGTGCAATCTGACGAGGTAACTTTTTAAAACCCCGGCACACGCAATGCGACCGCCGACTGCGGCCTAGCGAAACCTTTAATTACTCATCGTCCCAATCGGACACGATGTCAGCAAGCTTGCCTTTCTTGGCAGGCACAGCAGACGGCTTAGAAGACTCCTTACGGATTTCTGGTTCAGCTTCGTTCTCAACTTCAGCAGGCTTGGCTTTGGACTTGGCAATCTTGGCTCGCTCAGCGGCAATCGCTGCGTTGTCTTCCTCGTCCATCAGCTCACCCATGGGGCGCTTGCCTTCGATCTTCAAAGGGGCAGGGGCAGACTTTACACCATCAGAAGCGGCGACAGTCATCACAACTGCACGCTTGGCATCATCGCTTTCGCCTTGAGCCTTGACGATCTCATACTCTTCTGGAGTCAACCAACGATTGGGCGCGAAGTGCAACTTGGGCGCTTCTGCTTTCGTATCGAACTTCATACGAGTCACAACCATCTCAGGGCTGATAGGTGGGTTCTGCAAGGCCAAGTTGCGAGCAAAGGCTTGCAATGGGCGCTTATCTCCGTCTTCCTTACCAAACACCGAAGTGGCTGGCAAAGTCAACTGCAATACTGCACCTTCAATGTTGTTCTCAAGCACCACAGCCAAGCGTTGTTGGTAGCGGCAGGCACGGCTGTTGCCTTGACCTGAACCTGCGATATTCTGAGGGCATGACATGCAAGACGCCGCTTGCTTGTTCTCAGCGGATGCGTCTGGGCGATCACCATCGTTGCTCCAGCAGTCAGGGCCAGTGATGTTATCACCGTCATAAGACTTAGCGTAGAAGATACGGCTGACCTTGGGGGCAGCCTTGACGATGACGACATCCAAGAAGCGTTCGTCGATAGCGGCAATCTCCTTGCCACCGGCCAGCAAACGGAACACACCACCTTTGATGGAGATGCGCTGTGTGCTGTTGCCTACGCCACCGCCCGTCAGGGCTTTGGCTGTCTCAGATAACTCGTGGTTGCGTACGAATGAGGGAACATTGGAAGGGTTAAATAGTGCGATATTTGTCATGATAAATTTACTTGGTTGGTTTAGTTACGCGAATCTCAAACTCCGTTACAGAGTTCAAGCCCGGCGGGAGAGAGCCCGGGTTCTCTTCGAGGTACCGTGCCATGTTGGTTTGCGCGATGCGTTTCTCCAGCAAGTCTACGACTTCATGCTCAAGAATAAACTTCTTGAATGAGTCCCAGTCCTGCGTGTTGTAACGCGTCTTGGTCACCATTGCCACAGTCCCAAAGGAAGTCTGCACGGACTTGACGCCCATGGCCTTCATTTGGTCTTTCATCGCAAAGCGGATTTCATCTTGCTGACTTTTAAGAGTTTCCATTTCAGTGTCGTACTCTTGAGTCAAGCGGTCGATGCGCTCCTTGATTTTGCGATAGATTTTTGCGAGCCTGTCCAATGGAATTGGCTCTTGGGTTTGTTCAGACATTGTGCTTTCTCCTGTATTTGTTTTGTCTAAGGTTTGACAGTTTACATAATTTTTAACTCAATACAACCCCCTTTCATGAATTTATTTCTGTGTCGAACATCTCGGTAAGTAAAGAGTTATCACTTACTTTGTCTTGTAATGCTTTAAACATCTTCTTCTCAATCGGGCTACCCTGAATGTGTATCACAGTAACCTTATCGGAGTTTTGACCTTTGCGGTCGGCTCGTGCTATGCACTGCACGTATTGCTCCACGCTCATGAGTGGCCCATAAAAAATTACTGTGTCGGCAGCAGTTAGGGTAATCCCGTGTGCAGTAGCTTGCGGTTGCATCACCAACACGCGGGGCTCAGGCTCGTTTTGGAATCGCCTGATGATGTCTGCGCGTTTGGGCGGTGTCACACTGCCGTGGATGCACTCGTTCGCTATGCCTCGGTTTGAGAGGTGCGTGTGTATCGTGTCGATGATGCTTCGGAACAAGGCAAAGATGATGACCTTGCGTGTTGTCTCCTCTAAGATTTCTTCTAGCACACCAAGGCGGGGCGCTGAGTCGAACTCCACCACTTCCTTGTCATCGGTGTAGGCCGCACCACAACTGATCTGCAAGAGCTTGGATACCCCTGCGGCGGCGTTGACTGCACTGATCGTCTCACCTGCCGCGTATACCATCATCTTGTCTTTGAGAAGGTTGTAATACTTGCACTGCTGTGGGGTCAGTGTGATCTCCCGCGTCATGGTAATAACAGGGGGTAAATCTAAACACGCTTCTTTTGTGAAGCGTATTGCGGGCTGTAGCGCTTCATGTACCAATTCTGGTGCGTTTGCTTTTGCCGCCCACTTAAACAGCGTTACCTTGTGCATGACCTGATCTCGCCATGCGGTGAAGAACTTAGGCACACCTTCGGGATTGACCAACTTGGCCAAGCCATACGCATCAGCAGGCGACTGCGATGCGGGTGTGCCCGTCATCATCCACAAGAATGTGTCAGGCTTGATGATGGACTTCAGCGTCTTCCAACGCTTGGTTGTAATGGTTTTGTAGGCATTGGCCTCGTCAACAATTACTAGATCAAAGCGTCCATCGTTATTGATTTCGTCAGCGATCAGATTCAACCCATCGTAGTTGGCAATTACAAATTCGTAATCTTGCTGAACCATCTCGATACGCCGACTAGCCTGCGCATGGTGCGCGACGATGGCAGAGCGATGAATGATACTGTTGTTCAAATCACCAAGCCATGCGGACTGCATGATTGACAAGGGGCACAAAACCAAACAACGCCTGACTTCACCACGTTGCATCAGGTAGTCAGCCGCCCATAAAGCGGAGAGCGTCTTGCCAGTGCCCGGCTCGCTAAACACAAAGGCTTTGCGGTTTAGCGTTAAGAAAGATGATGTGTCTTTTTGGTGAGCCATGGGTGTGTATTTACCCGGCCAGTTATATCTCCTAGTGATAGGCGACTGAATGTTTTTCACACCAAGATTGCGCAGTACCCGACACTCGTCAAGACCCCAATACACGGCCACGTCGTAGCCACCATCCATGCGCTCGATGATTTTGTGCTTTGGGATTACCTGATACTTCTCTGGGTTGCGGGTGCGAAAGACAAGTGCTTTGTCTTCGATGATTTCCATGCTTTCTCCGTTTATTTATTATCTGATCTGTTCGCTGACTTACTTCGCATTCGAAGGTTGCCCTTCGTTGACGTACCGCCTGAGCGCATGGGCTTGATGTGATCCACATCTTTGCCGTCACCCTTGGTGGCAGAACCCGTCTTCTCCATTACCCGCCTAGCCTTGACTCGGCCTGCGCGTTTCTTGATCTGCTCGGGTGTGCCTTGGTAGTTGTCGTACTCACTGCGGTAGTTGCGTGTAGCCATGATTACTCCTAATGTCTAACAGGGGGTTTAATTAAATCCATGATGGACTGCTCAGTCTCAGCGACCATGATACGCACTTTGTTTTGCGCTTCAAAGTTTGACATGGCTGCTTGCTTCGAAAACTGTTTTGTGATGGTCACCATGACGGCTCCATCTGATTTGCTGTCAAGCATTACTTTGTTCTTATTCATCACGTCTTGCAGTGCCTCGGCCATGTTGTTGGCTTTGGCTGTCCACACGTTGACTGTGCGGCCTTCGTCTGAGTCTGACACGATGTCGATGTCGTAAATGTGCATAGTTTTCTCCTTAATGTTTTGGGTGATTTTCACAGGTTGTTACGGGGCACCAAGGACACAGCGGTGAGGGTCTTGGGTTCCATACGCCTGTTGCATGCGCTTGCTCAATCCTTGCTACGCGTTGGCGATATTGCCACCACTCTGCATCGGCTTGGTCAATCGTATATGACGCTCTCACCATATCATCCTTGACCACGAACAGTAATGCTGCGTTGACCTTGCGGATGTGTGGGAAGTGGGCAAATACCATGAGCGCCATCAGTTTAAGTTGCTCCCGATCTGGGTACTTGTTGTTGCCCGTCTTGTAGTCCACAACCCAGCCAGTTAAATTCTCATCATCAATGATGAGTAAGTCAGCAATACCGCGAAGCCATACGTCCTTGCCGAGAAACTCACAAGGCTGTAAGTCAACAGTCAGCCCCATCTTGTGCTCGCACAGCTTCCTTCCGGGCTTGACGTTCAGGGCATCGAGTGTGTCCTTGATAAACGCAAACTCAGGCGGTATGGGCTTACCCTCTTTGATGTAGAGTTCAGCCGCTTCGTGTAGTACCGTGCCGTAGCGCGTTGCTTCAGTCTCTTGGAACTTGTAGTTCTTCAAGACCTTCACTTCGTGATACCTACGGGCACAGCCTTCGTAATCCTTGAGGGATGAGTGGCTCCATGTAATTGGCTTGGTCATGATTCTTGTGGGTAAATGCAACGAACAACGTGAGCGCCAGCGTGACCGTAAAAGCCACCGCATATACTGCTCCCGCTACCGGATACGCAAGAGACATAGCCGTCTTTGATAGGGCAGTCAGAGCGGTGTATGGGTACAGATCCTTCGCTTCCCCAGTCTTCTACCGCTACTGGTATCCACGAAAGAATCTCAAACTTGCCATCTACGTCGGTTGTTATTTCATGAATCATTTAAACTCCGCTGTTTTGATTGCTACTGTTAATCGGTTGGCAAACTGGGTGACAAACGCCTCATTCTTGTTGAGATCGTACTGCCCCATGTCTTCCAGTATGGCGTGGACAACCTCGTGCCAGAACGTATCAGCCAACTCATCCTTGCTGAACTTACGCCCCGTAATGTTGCTGACCCTACCAAGCCTGATGCACTGCTCTGGGTAGAACGTGCGCCCCATATCTCGGCGGTGAAGCATGGCTTCCACCACCTCCACGCTGTACCATTTCTTTCCCACACGCATACGCGTTGGTAACTTCATACTTTCTCCTTTTAATTTTTTGCTAACCCATATCGACGATGCGCACCACCGTCAGCGTCCAATGGGATACCCTTCATATAGGGCGGCTCCATGACCATCTGAGCCAAGACCCAAGTCTTAGCTTCCTCAACCTCTGCATCCGGCACAACAACGATCTGTTCGTCATGCACCGTTCCCGCCACAAAGTATCTCTTTGCGGTTCGTAGCATCCCATCCGTCATCACAATACGCGCAGTGCCCTGCACCACATTGTTTGTGATCTTACCTGCGTAAAGTTTGGTAGCGTCTGGCCCGTATATCCACTGGCTCCTACCTTTCTCGTCCTTCTCTTGGCGCAGGTCTGGGTAGAGCAAGCTCATGCCGTTTGGCAGAACTATCTCGCCCTTCTTGAAGGTAATACATTTATACACGAACTCTTTGCCGTCTGCAAGCGATGTTTGAATGAGGCCAGAACACATGTCCCAGAAGCTCACAACGGGATGCGCTGTAGCCCTGTACTTGTCGATGATCTTCTTGGCCGCTACGCAGTGAATGAGTAGCTCCTGATCGGTACAGGTGTGGGGTATCTCCATCATCTTTGTGTAGTTTTCATCCCACTCAAGAAACTTGTCGATGTACTTGCCATCCACGCCTAGCTTCTTTGCAAAGTCTTTCTCGTACCTAACGGGCGGTGCACCAAGGAATCCGACAAGAAGTTGCGACGCAAACGCCGCCCACCCAAGTCCGTAGCCACACCCAAGGAGCGCACTTTTTGCAGACTGCCGTAGGTCTGGATGCGATTCCTTACTGAGTCCGGGTATGTTAAACATCTGTGCACCGAACGCGGCATAAGGGTCACCGCCTGCCCTGAAGATTGTGAGCATATCTTGGTAATCCGAAAGCCACGCGAGTACTCGCGGTTCAATCTGCGAAAGATCCCCCACAACGAGTTGGTATCCTTCGGGAGCCATAATTGCTTTGCGTAGGAATGAGCCTCGCTTGAGGTTTTGCATGTTGATGGCCGAGCCCTTGGCCGCCGTCCACCTACCCGTCTGCGCCCCGTAGTACGAGAGGGGGACAGGAAGCGCACCGCGCTGGCTGATGTCGAGGAATCGCTGAGCCCTAGTGCGCTCTGTGGTTGACTTAACCCGAAGACGCGCTTCACAAAGTAGGGCAACGTCTTCACGTTCACCATTGAGTAGCGTTTGAAATAGGGCATCGTTTTTAGCGAGTGCAAACGCTTGCTTCCCAGTCGTCTTACTTGTCTTGGTTGGCGGAACCACATTGAGTTTCTCAAGTAGTGCAGCAAACTTTGGGTTCGATGCCAGCGCAGTTTCTTCCACGCCAAGCCTTTGTAGTAGTGCGTCACGATCTTCTCTCTCCTTTTCGATTGCGTTATGTAGCATGAGGGCGTCAAGCTGCAACACTGGGCGTGTATACATCTTGAGTGTCATGTCGATGAGGCGTAGCTCCTTCGATGGGTAGGCATCCACCAGCCGTCTGAATATTTCCTCGCACAGAAACACATCATGTTTGCAGTACTCAGCGAGTGCTCTTTCGAGCGCGGCGTCCAACTCGTGAACTCCGTTAGTTGAATGAACCGCTGTACCTTTATCTGGAAGCCCAAAGTCACGGGCGAGCTTTGCAAGTGAGTTTCCAACTTCCACGCCACGTAAAGCTCGTGCCATCGATAGGGTATCGAAGATGAAACATGGTCGGGCGTTGTATCTCCACTCCATAATGGATACATCGAACTGTGCGTTATGGGCAAGCACTGCGGTTCGCCCCCAGTCGACCCCATCAAGGTACTCACGTAACTCTGTATTTCCAAACCATCTAGTTGGTTCATCGCTTCCGTATACATGGACGCAAGCTCCGAACGCTCTGAATTTATCATGGCGTATGTACTCCTCTGTTGTCATCTTGCTCAGCGTGTAACCTTCCTTGGTGTCCCAGTAGGTTTCGAAGTCGATCGTTAAGATCGTGTCGTATGGCGCGTTCAATTAAAATTCTCCTTGGGTGGTGCGCCGAGGACGTTGAGAAAGCCGAAAAAATCGTTTGCCGCCAACATAAGTTGCGACGCCTCCATCTCGTTACAGTTCAGCGTAACGACTCCTGCGACTTGATCTTCCGCGCGTCCTATGATGAACACGCCCTGTGCTTTGCCTTCGCCATAACACATCACAAGTTTGTGAATTAGTAGTCTGAAATGGTGTTGCTCCTCTTCCGACATGGCCTCGACTCTGCGTTCGAGTTCTTCCTCTGTCATTGAGAAGTCACCGTGAACGTAACTCATTTTGTTTCTCCTTCAGTAGTAGTTCCAAGTCAGGGATGTTGTGCTCACGCGCAATGAACACTGTGCCCCCTGCATTAAGAATCATATTGAGTTCCCTGTCTTGCAGTGCCGTAGTCTGCCCCTTGCCTGCCTTGCATTCGATGGCGATGAAGTGTCCGTCCATACAGCCAATGATGTCAGGTATCCCCGCACGGCCAAAGCCGTTAGCAGGGGGCATGAAGTGGTATACACCCATGGTATCTAGCAGTACACGCACTGCCCTCTTTACTTTCCACTCAGGTGTCTGGGCCATTTTTATCCAACTCCTTGCATGCTTCGTAGACACTCATAATTTGAGCTACCGCCACGGCAAGCGGTATTTTCTCGTGATATATGACTCGGCCTAAATACCCAGTCAATGCGGTCATGGCTACAAACGTATCCATGCCAACCAACATGCCTTCAATCTTGTCTATGACTGTTTCCGATTCCTCCATAAGTGTTTGCAGGCGCTGTTGCATTGCGCGTGTTTCGTCGATGTCTTTAGTCATAGTGGCTTGCTCCTAAAACGTCTTCGTGCTTGTGCTTGTCGGTCAGGCAGTCAGAGAGATATACCTCGGGGCCTTCGGAGTTAAACACTGTGTCGTTGTAGACGTACTTGTACTTGGGCGCTGTGACACGTCCATACGCAAACATAAACCCAAGGTCTGTTGGCTTCCAAAGTCCAGCACTGGCCGTCTTGCCTCCGGGTTTGTGGGGGGTTGTAACAAAGCCCCAGTGACGCAAAGTCCCAAGCTGGGGGGTGCGTAGCATCCATGGCGGTGCGGTCTCCTGTACGTCGATCCAGCCGTCTTCCCGAGGGTTCTGTTGGCACAGCCAGAGCAACTGGCGTACCATGGTTCCACCTAGCGGGCGTTTGTACAGCTTACCCCAGCGGTCACACACAGGGCACGCATCCCCCTCGCCTTCGATGACACCCCTCCAGATGTCCCGCGCTTGATCTAGGGTAGCACCCTCGTATAGATTGGCGTAGCTAAGTTCTTCGCCATCGTTGTCTTCAATCATCTCAATCATTTTCTTCTCTCCTTTGTTTTAAAAATACAGCGTCAGCAGGGTTCTGCATACGCGTCAGTTCGTCGTCGTAATACTTCTTGGGCATCGGTGCTTTCTTTTCAAGAAACCCACGCAACCATTCAGCCCCGCCGAGTTGGTTGAATATGATCCACTGCCTGTCAGACATACGGATGTTTCTAAAAGTTATGGGTTCAGGCGGTTTGGGTCTTGGCATGCCGCAATACTCCTTTGTTTAGCTTCAACACAATCTTTGCAGATGAATCTACGTATGCCTTCAATACCTTTGCCCATCATTTTTTCCGAGCCGCCTTGACGAGGTTTGTCTTTCTGACATTTCCAACACATAAACCCCCGCTTGTTTATCCACCTTGTAAAATTTTGCTGTGGGCTAACTGCAAAATTGTTGCTACCCATCACACTAAAAGCGCCTCCATCTTTCATGATTTCATCTCCCGCACATAGCGCGCAAAGCTATCGGCCGTATCACCAAACGCAATGCGCATAGCATCAAACTCCAACGCCACTTCTTCGAGCACAGCGTTACGCACAAGAGGGTCTGGCCTTATGAACATTTCGGGCTTGCCAAATATGTTGTTGAAGTCCTCTTTGTTAAAAATTGTGTCGCTCATGTGTTCATCTCCAGTTCGTTAATTTGGTCAATTATCCATTGGCAATCTTTGCGCAGAGCTTCGAAACGAAACGTATCTACTTGTTGAATCTTTCCTCCAGCGTTGAACATTTCGTACGTGTCGTTGTAAACATCTTTAAGTTTTACGTTGATTTTTATAGATACTTCCGTTTGCAAAGGCCAAAGATGTATCAAAGTCTCAATCGCTTTTTCAAACTCTTGATCGCACTCGTTTGACCCGTACAGGTAGAAGACAAAGTCGCCTTGTTCGTTAACCTCACCCGAGTGCGGGTGCTCATCTACTTCAAGTTCTATGGGTTTCATCTTAGCCCCCAAACATCTTCTTTAAGTAGTCGTACAACTCACGCGCTTGGAACACCGTCATGTCCTTCAGGATGTCCTCTGGTGACTTGGTTCGTACAAGGGATGTAAAGCGTTTGTTTACAGACCCGCCCATGGCGTAAGCCGCCGCATCAAGCGCATCTTGGCTAGGCATAGGGGTGTTCTCTAGCTTCTCTCGTAGCAACGCACCGATACCTGTCACGGCCCTCTTCTCGTACTTGCGCTTGGGTTTAATTTCTTCAGGTTTAGATACGAGGGTCAGGGTTTTCTTCTTGGCTTTAAGTGGACGATACTCAGGCACGATGGTGATGTACCTACCCCTGTCGTCTCTCTCAGCTAAACCCTGCACAGCGAACTGTGCGATAAGGGATGATACTGAACTTGGTTTGTACCCGAGTTTTTCCATGCCTGCGCATATCTCAGGCGAGGTTTCGTTAGGGTTGTTCTTCACGTATTCAAAGGTTGCGCGTGTCACGTTGTTGGTGACGCCAAAGAACTTCTTACCCTGTGTGTTTGTTTGTGTGGTTTGCATATCGTCTTTCTCCCAGTCGTTGATTGTGGTTTTGAGTGCGTTAGATAACGCGGTTTGCATATCAGGCATTTGTGAATCCTTCCAATAAAATAATGCCAATGATGAGGGTGGCAATGAACACCAATGATTGGACGCACGCAAGTGCCTCCTCGGACATGCCTTGCTTTTCGCCAAGCAAGACTAATTGGATTTTTTCCTCCTCTGGGGTTAGTTGTGGTAGCCGTGGTGTATAGGTCAGGCCAATCTTGACCTTCCCTGTGTCGTAGGGTGTGTGTTTTAGCACAGTTTTCTCCTTAGTTTTGTCATTATTTGTCTAGGCTTAGACAGAAGTCAAGGGGAATTCCCCTTGAAAAGAGGTTGTTGATAGTAGTCAAAAGGGTCGCCAGTACACGACATCAAGCACAAGCACCATGATTGCTACCAAAAGTATTACCCGCTCGAACTTTTCCCCTGGTGTCATCATGACTCGTCCCCTCCAAAGTCCCAAAGCTCAGGGTACAGTAGTTTCACAACAGCCTTGGCGGTGTCGATGTCAAGGGTCAAGTCCTCGATCCACGACCCGTCATCAATGTAGTTGTCAGCAGACTGCATGAGGTTCGTCAAAGCGTTACTCAGCAGGTCAATCTTTTCTTGGTCAGTCATTTAAATGTCTCCTTGATATAGTCGTTAGCTTCGCGCTCGGTGTCGAAGCCGAGGTAGTCGCCGTTCTCGTCTATCCACTCATCCGTGAACAAACCATAAATAACCCAGATGTCACCCGATCGTTCGGGCTTCCAACAGTTGCGGTCATTGAAGCGCTCCATGTACAACTCATGCACAATCTTCTTGCATGTCGTATCGTACTCCCCTGTCAGGCGTGCTAACTCAGCGGGGTGATTGTCAGTAAGCAAACTACTGATCCAATCTTTGAGCTTGTCGTGTTGCTCAGCTTGATAT